GGAGGGGACCGCCTGTCGCAAACTAAGAAGCTGGCGCGCCTAAATCAAGACGAAACGCATTGGTCACTTTATCAGCAAAAGCAAGCCAATCCTTCTCCTTCAGCCTAGCTAATGGAACTGTCTGTGTGACAGTCTTACCAGTAACATCAGTTATAGGTATTAAAACGTCTTCCCCTCTTGATAACATTCTGAGAAGTTCTTGGTATACTCGATCACCGTATCCAACAAGCCTCTCGAAATAACTTAAACCACGATAGTAAGGCATTACAGTGGACACGCATCTATACGTCTGAAAGTATGGTACGGTAAAAGCAGGACGAACAAAATAGCGACTTGGACAAGCGAATCTGGCTATATACCAATTCAGGGGCTGAGTTGGCCTATTCTCGGAATCCCAAAGTGGACCAAGGTATGAAATAATCTCACCTGGTTTCACAAGTTTGGTTTTAGAAACCTCGATCTCCAAACCAAATCTGCGGTAGACGTCGAGAATGTGAGCATAGGTAACGTGTTCAAGCAAGATTAAATTATCGTCGCCTAAACAGTTGGAGAACTCACCAGCACCGTGCTTGCCACGTGTTCTCTCAAGAAAAGCGTAATTTATAACCGTTCTAGTGACAAACGTGCCAAACAACTGTGTAAATAGGCTACCTGATGGTATGCCAGTCTTCTGGAACAACAACTGCCCGGTGCGTTTTACGTACGGTGTGAAACATTCATAAGCCATCAGCTTATCAACGACATCATGAAGATAATCAGGAACAACTCTCTTTATGTGCGTCAGAAATAGCGCATACATGAAGGAAGGAACGCTTGAGTCAAACGACGCAACGTCCAACGAAACAAGATCCTTCTGATACTGAGCAGACATCAATCTAAACTTTCGAATGATGGTCGAAGATATCTCGGGATTACCCTTCAGCCCCCAGGGTGTTACAACGTTACCGTTGGCGTTAACAAACGCGACGCAAAAGTCAACCAATCTTCTAAAAAGGAAGGCCTGAAGTACCAATGTACGATAGGGAAGGGCCCAGACTTGGCGAATCTTCTTGGTTATTGCCCCATCTGAAGTGACTCTGAACTGAAACCTGTGAAATATTGCGGTTGGTTGTCGCAATATGTCGTTAAGCCTTGGCTTAGCGATGAAGTTGCTCGCCCACTCAACAGCATCAGCTCTTGCTGTCTCTGATCTCTTTTCCATGAAAGTAGGGTATCCTGAGCTAGTGCTTAGGTTGT